GGTTGTGGATAAGTCAGTATCTAGGGATGTGATTAGTAAGATGGCAAATGATATTGAATTTTCTCTTGAGGCTGCATTTAAAGAAATGGAGGAAGACGAGGAGCTTGAAAAAGAAAATACAAACTTCGATTTAAAAGGTGAGCAAAGAGTAAAAAAAAAAGAAAACAATGGACTAGAATATAAGAAGGCTTTTGATGTGATGCTGGGAAAACTTTGGAAAGGTCAAAAAGAACGTGCGATAAAGCACCTGAATCAATACATGAAAGGAAAAAGTTGGGGCGTTAAAGCTAAGGCACCTGAGCTCCTTGACGAGGAGTTTGAAGTTGCTGTGACCATTGATCTAGCAACTCCTTTGTTTGAATCCATTATGCGAAAGGAGGGCGTTAATGCCTTAGCTGAGCTTGGCATTGAGATCGATGAGACCTCAGTAATAACAACCGAGCTAACGGCATTCGTTTTAAAGAATACTAAGAAGTTTTCTGGTGAAGTTACAAAGACAACCAGCGACATGATTCGAGCTCAGATTGCAACCGGACTTGAACAGGGTGAAGCTTTGGTTGACTTGACTAAAAGAATTCAAGATAGCGCTGCATTCAATAAGGCACGCTCTGAGAAGATCGCACGAACCGAAACCGTACGTGCTCAAAATCAATCTGAGCAAGCTGTTTGGGAGCAATCAAAAGTAGTCGAAGCAAAGATATGGTACACACCACTAGATGAGAGAACTTGTCCTGACTGCTCTGAAATGCACCAGACAGAGCTCGGTTTAACTGAGTTGTTTTTTAAGAAAGGTGAAGAAGCTCCGGCCACCGGGATGTCTTTGAATTATGAAGATGTGGGGGGTCCTCCTCTTCATCCAAATTGTAGATGCACTCTAATACCAGTCGTTAAGTCATGAAGCCAACTAAAAAGCCTATCCAAAAATCATTGTCCAACCTTAAGCTCGCTTTCGATAAGAAAAGGCTTGAGGACCAGGCTCATGTAAGGGCTGTTCTTGAGCATCTTGATAAATTGAAAACACCTATTGAGGAGCACCTGGAAGCTTTCAAGTCAAAATCAAATTCAGATCTGATCAAGGCAGTTGGCGATTTAAAAACAGCTCTGGATAAAAAGAAGATCGAAGTTAAGGTGGCCCCTGCTAAGATTGTTGTTCCTAAACCCCTGGTTAAAATCCTTAAAGAAACTAAAGAGGCTGAGAAAATGGTAAAGCTTCTTGAGCAATATCTTAAGTTCAATCTTAAAGTCTATCAGAAAAAAGACGGGGGTACGTTCATAACGAATCGCGATCCACAAGATGCCGTGCCCGTCGTTCTTACCGACGCCGGTTTAAAGAAGTTTTACAACGCAATCCATACCGCAGTTAGTCAATCTCAGGATCCTTTCGTTGATCCTTCCGGCCATCGAAGACCTGCGAACGTAGATGCTGAGGGAAATTTGATTGTAGATGTTTCTATCGATAGCTTAGATATTGAATTAGATCATGAAACCAGTTCAATCGCAATATGGTCAAATACAGCGGCGGATGGATCGGGTACAGATCTTCAACCCTTACTCGATGCGGATGGACATTTACAGGTGGATATATTGAGCATGCCTGCTTTGGTTATTGCGGTATCGAATTTCCCCGCTGAATATCCTTTGCCAGACGCTCAGGTTACGACTCTAACCCCTCCGGCTGCTATCACAGGCTTCGCGACCGAGACCACCTTGCAAGCCTTAGAGGGAAAAGACTTTGCCACGCAAACAACTCTTGCAGCAATACTTGCAAAGATCATTGCCGCCCCTGCTACGGAAGCGAAACAAGATGTGCTAAATGCTTTGATAACCAGTTTAAACGCAACAGATTTTGCAACCGAAAACTCTTTGCAAGATTTACTGGCTCTCCTTTCCCCGATAGATTTTGCCATGGATTCTACCTTGCAGGATGTGCTGAGTCAGGTAACCGATGTCGTTAATGGCCTTCAAGATATTGTCGGAATAATTAATACGGCAGAAATCAGATCGCCTTCCGCACCTTTAGCCGTTACTGTAAATGCATCAAGTACAACAGTTCTTAGTTCAAACGCAAATCGTAGGGGGCTGTACATTACGAATACATCAACCGCAAACCAAGTCATTACATTAAGAAGTACTGCTGCCGCTGCAGTAATGTGGGAAGGAATAGTACTTTATCCAGGCGGAGTTTATAAGATGGAACGAGAGGACTTTCATACAAATGAAATGAGAGGGATTGCTAGTGCAGCGGGAGGAAGGTTATCAATTCAGGAATATACTTAATCATGAGTGTTAATAATCCAATTACTGTAGTACAAAGAGATACGGCCCCAAAACTAGGGGGAAATTTAGACAAGAATGGTTTCGAGATTTTGAACATGGTCATCGGTACAGATATACAGGCGCATGATACGGAGCTAGACATATTGGCCGCTTTGGTTTCAGCCGCTGATAGATTGCCGTATTTTAACGGAGCCGGATCAGCAACTCTGGCAACATTCACATCTCTTGCAAGAACCCTTTTAGCTGGCTCTACATCCTCCTCAATGAGGAGTACTTTAGATATAACTTTCGGAACATGGGCCCCCACATTAACGAACGTGGCCAACGTAGCGAGTTTTGGAACTCAATCAGACTGGGGATATTTAAAGATAGGTGTGGCAAACGCTGGGGCCATGGTAGGGGCTGGTCGTCTTTCAATAGACCCTACAGCCGGGAATGTTAATACTGAATTTGGAATGAGTTTACCCTTTGCTTCAAACATAACTTTGTTTACTGATATAGGAGGGGTATTTTTTGCAAAAGACTCGGTATCTTTGGGCGGAGCTATTCTTGGAGATTTTACTAATGACCGTGCTAATTTCAAATATGTCAATACTGCAGAAACTGCAGCCAGGGAATTTTATGGTATTTTCTTTGCCCTACTTAAATAAATAATAAAAAGCATATGCAAATAAAACTAACAAACGGCTTCGTATTTGATAACGAAGCAATGGTCAGTATAAAAAATGAAGGGGACATTAAAATTATAAAAATGAGCAATGGACAACTAGTCGAACTACCTGAGCTTACATATCATTGGATAATGAAAATATCAAAAGGTCATATGATTGAGATTAATCCAGAGCTGGCAGTTAATATCCACAATATCATTTGCATGGTTCCAACTCAGGATGGATATTCTATCTCATTTGATATTGAACCCCCCGCAGAAATCACTAGTGAACAATATGAAGCTTTGACAAATCAAGATGATGAAAAAGGAACGATATTTTTTACTGTTATGGATTTAGAAAAAAGAATTGAGATGCTATTAAGTGTCGGTGAAAAGTGTGACGACTACAACAAGCTCTAAGCAATTTGACAACCTAAACCGTTCGTACAATACTATTATCAATTAAAAGCAAAACACATGCCTAAAACACTAAAAGAATATACAAAAAATGAAGGCCAAAAGGCTTACAAGTTTTTAACGCAAGCCAAAGTAAAAGAAATCAAGGGTGAAGGTACCTTTGAATTAGTTGCTTCAACCGAGGGTGAAGACCGTGAAGGTGAAAGCATTCTTGCTACCGGATGGCAAACAGAAAACTTCATGAAAAACCCGGTCATTCTTTTAGGGCATGACTATCACTCTCTTCCGATCGGAGCTGCCACGGAAGTTTTTGTTGAGGGTGATAAGCTTATGGTTCGTGGTGTTTTTGCAAATACAGACGAGGGACAAAAAGCACGTAAGCTTTACGATGACGGAATCCTTAGGGCTTGCTCAGTTGGATTTATTCCGGTTACTCGAGATGGAAGCGTGATCACTTCCGCAGAACTTTTGGAGGTGTCTTTTGTACCAGTACCATGTAATCCAAATGCTGGCAACTTTGCTAAATCAGTTTCTAAAAAGATGATTGAAGACCTAGTAACCTCTCTTAAAATGATTATACCTTTTGATGACAATGCAATTCTAGCCGCTGAGGATATGGTCTGGGATGAGACCGCTGCTTTAGAAAATGTTAAGGCTTGGTCTGACGACGGTGAGGAGGAGGATCCAGAAGAAGAGCCAACCGAAGATGATACGGCTGAGGGTGACGATGAAATGGATATCGAGGAGGAGGCTGAGGGAAATGATGAAAGTGATGACGACGAGGAAATTGAGGATTATGAAAATGATGATGGCGAAGAGGAGGAAAAAGGAATTGATTTCGACATGTATCAAGAAGCTTTCGCGTATGTCGACGAAGATAATATGGAAGACGAGTCAGGCTATAAACTTATCCATCATGATGTCAATGAAAATGATGAGCTGGTTGTAGTATGGCTTGGCGTTATGGATGCAATGGCCAAACTTCTTGCGGAAGGAAATGCGGGAATTCCTGAGGAAGAGGTTCAAGGTGTTTACAATCATTTGGTTAAACATTATGAGCAATTTGGAAAAGAAGCCCCGGAATTAAAATCTTATACGAAGTTTGAAATCGATCAAATGTTTGGAAAAGCAGACGAAGAAAATGACGATAAGGTTGACGAGGAAGCTAAGGAGGTTGTAGATTCAATTATGAAACGCTTTATAAGCGATGTTCAAAGCCTAGCAGCTTCGGCCGAGTTACAACTCGCCGATGTGATGGGTGAAATTAAACGCGGCGCGAAGTCTAAAGGCCAACACGGTCAAAAGGCAGGGCGCACACTATCCGCCAAAACACGGACGGCAATTAAAAACGCTGCCGACTCATGTTCAAAAGCGGCTAAGGACTTAAGTGCTCTTTTAAAGGCCACCGAATCACCTGAACAGGAGGCTGGTAAAGACACGGCAGAACTACTTTTGGTAGCTCGTACTATCGATAAGTGTGCTGAAACCTTAATCAAAGGTTTGAAATAGCGTTTAATTTATTCACCTATCATATAATTAATATGAAAAAATCACAGTTTGGAGCTGTCATTGAAAAGTCAATGTCAGACGCGGTACAAAAACATGTACCTGAATTAGTCAAAAAAGAAGTTGAGACTGCTATTAAGGGCAACTTGCTTACACTTGAAGAAAAGATTGAAGCTATCACTAAGCAGCTCGATCTTTCATCTCTCGATACAGAAATGAAATTCCCTATCGGTATTTCTAACGAACAAAAAAATGCTCTTACTCGTAAGGGTAGAATCGCTAAGTTCTTGAAAGGAGTTTACCTTAAAGATGAGAAAGCACTTTCCGAACTTGGAGTTAAAAAAGGTTTGGTTGAAGGTGTTGATTCCCAAGGAGGATGGCTCGTACCTGAAGAGTTTCACAATGAAGTTGACCGCATCCGTAAAGATGTCGGTGTAATCCGAACTCTTGCTAGAATCTTCCCTATGAAGAGAGACGTTTTGAACGTTCCTGTTCTAGGTAACTCCGTAACCGTTGAGTGGGTTGGTGAAACTCAGAAAGCTACAAACAGCTCTCCTACTTTCAAAAACGTAAAGCTTGTTGCTAAAAAAGCAATGGGTACTTCTTTGATCTCTAATGAGCTTCTTGAAGACGCTGACGTTGACGTCGTAGACTTCTTGATGGAAATCTTCGGTGAAGCTTTGGCTGAGGCAGAAGACTCTCAAGCTATCAACGGTGTCGGTGTTCCTTTCACCGGTATCTTGAATAGTTCTTTGGTAAACGATGTGAACGCTGCCGCTGGTCACACGACCGTTGCTACAATGACTTTGAAAGATTTCCGTTCTGCTCAAAGCCCACTTGCTGCAAATATCCAAGGTGGTGCTGTATGGCTTATGTCTCCCTCTGTTTGGGCAACCATTCAAGGGATGCAAGAAAATTCACAATCTATTGTGAACTTCACAAACAACTCAAGCATCTTATCAAGTGAAACACCTGAGGGAATGCTTAAACCAGTTGGTTTCTTCTGGAATCGACCAGTTTATCTTTCTGACCAAATGCCTGCGGTTGCTGATATCACAGCTGACGAACCGGTTGCGATCTATGGTAACTTCAAGTATTTCTACATGGGAGACCGAAAGCAAATGGACATGAAAGTTTCTGACGAAGCTTCCGTGACTGTTAATGGAACTCTTATCAGCGCTTTCGAAACTGATCAATCAGTTATCCGATTGACAGAACGTGTAGCTATGGCAGTCGGTATCGGTCAAGCCTTCACAGTTCTTTCAACTGCCGCTGCTTAGTATTTCATTTTTATTAATCTTAAATCACAAATACTATGGCTACTAAGAAATATTATGCTCGCAAATCATTCTGGAATGACAACTATGAGTATCGAGAGGGTCAAACTTATGACATGACCGATGAGCAAGCCGAGGCCTTGGGTGAATCCCGTGTTGAATTATTCACCGGGAAAAACAGACCCACTAAAACCTATCTTGCTGAGGATGCTCCTCAAGATGTCAAAATCAGAACTAAAAACAGAATCAAGAAAGCAGCTCAAAGAAACAAGAAATCTTCCGAAGAGGACGAAGATTTCGAGGACGACGAAGACTTGGAGGAAGATGCTGAGCTTGATGATGAAGAGCTTGAAGAGGACGATACAGATCGTTCTCAAAAACAGGCTACCGATCATCCAAATAAGATGATCGATAAGGAAACGCCTAAAGCTAAACGCAAATAGTTTCCAAATTTATTAAAACTAATTCTCAAAAACATGCACTCATTAAGCGAAAATTATAAGGCGGTGGAGTTCTTTCCTATCACGGACATCACCTCTGCCACAACAACAAATGGTGTTGGTGTTGACTGTAAAGAGATGGACGATGATATTACAGCTATCGTTCAACTCGGAGCCATGACAGGAGACCACACTTGCAATATTAAATTCCAGGAATCAAATGCCTCAGGTTCTGGATACACCGATATTACTGGTGCAACCTTTACCGAACTTGACGAGGACAGCGATGGAAAAATTGCTGCAATCGGATTCAAGAGAACAAAGAGATATGTCCGTGCCGTTTTAGTAACCGCCGGAACCGTAACTGCTAACGTGGCCGGTATCTCAGGTTTGATCGAAGCAACTTATGGTAAATCAGATTTGAACAGCGCTACTGCTGCTTAGTCGAAAGTTTCTTAGGTACCGAGAAATCCTCGGTACCTTATGAAGTTTTTAATTTAATTCTATGGCAGTCTTAGACTATGCCTTGACATCATTAGATAATGTTAAGATGTATCTTTTTAATAGCACCTCAGGAACGACTTATGACGATTTACTTGAGATGCTTATTGACGAGGTGACTGTCATGATTGAAATGGAGTGCGGTGATCGAAGATTTAAAAACTCGGGGGATAATATTGAGGAGTACTATAGCGGTGTTGAGGGTGGGAAAATAGTCTTCCCTAAAGCCTGGCCTATCGAGGAGGTAATAGGTGTTGAAGTAAATTCAGGCACACAAGGCAATCCAACCTGGGAGCCTATAGATACCGATACCTATAGCGTGGACTATAATTCTGGAATGATTTACATAGGGACCAAGTTCTCCATTGGAATAGGAAATTATAAGGTCGTTTACAAAGGTGGTTATGATGAGATTCCAAAAGACATTGAGATGGCAGCGATTAAGATGGTTGCAAAAGAATTCGATAAAAGACGCTCTCAAGGAATAGTGAGTGAAGGTGGGGGCGGAAACAATGCTTCATGGAATGAGAACGTAGACCCTTCGGCTGAAAGAATATTTCAAAAATATAGACGCTTCTAATGAGTCAAAGATTCAATCACAACAATATAGCGACCATTAAACGCTTGGTTAACGAAGACGGCAAGAGTACTTACTCGGAGGTCGGAGAGTGCATTGGAAGACTTTACTTTTCTGACTCAGACCAAAACTCTCCAGGACTTCAAACAATGGCTCAAGGCTGGTTATTTGAAGCCGACGCGGATGTTGACATAAGAGAGAGCGATCGCCTAACTATAGATGAGCAAGATTATATCGTACGAGGAAAAATAAAAGAGGATTTCAAAAGAGAATATTTCATTCGTTTACTTCTTGAGAAGCCAAATAAAAAGAATCAATGACATCCATATCAGTTAGAATAGAGGGTTTAGATAAAATAGTTGCAGCCTTTGCAAAGGCTCCTAAGGTCGTGACAGAAGAAATGGACCAAGCCTTAAAAAAAGCAATCCTATTAGTAAGAGCTGAATCCACTCCAGAAACGCCCGTGGACAAGGGGTTTCTGATAAATTCTAATGAAGAAAGCTTTGGTCAATTGACCGCTAGGCTTCAAAATAATGCCCCTTATGCGATGTTCGTCCACGATGGAACTAAATATATGAGTGGCCGTCCATTCTATAAAAGAGGTCTGGAAAAATCTAAAGACTCTATAAACAGGGCATTCGAAGATGCACTTAAAAAAATAACTCAAAGAATATCTCAATGAACTGGACTGATCTAAAGCCAATCATAAAAGAAAAACTGGAAACCCTTTCAGGAAATGGTCAAAAGATTGGCCAGGTTATTGGCAAACAGACTGGTGATATTGAGACCTTTCCCGCAGTAACTATTACAAGAGGGAGTTTATTTAGTGAGCCAATAGCAAATTCAGATAATAAGGACACGTATGCTTTCACTCTTTTTATCCATCAAGAAGCCGCAACGATTGACGAGGAAGATGCCGAGGATATTGTAGCAGGGGTAGCGGATGATATTAAAGCAGCTTTCGACACAGATTTTAATCTAGGAGGTGCGGTAGACTTTTGCAAGCCTATCAATACTCAAAACTGGGGTACCTACACCGGAGAGCATGGCGTAGTGGTCTATTGTCCAATGGTCATAGAATGTACCATAGAAACTCAGGTGCTCTATGGGCCTTAATTGCTTGCGAGTTTTTTTGAGTCAACTTATAATCGAGCTAACAACAAAAACCTATGTCAAAAAAAGAAATTTCAAATTCAGAAAAGAGAAGGATTGAAATACAAAAAGATCCCGTGAAAAATAAGGATGTTTATTCTTTCCCTTTAGAGGGCGTTAGCGTTAAGGCTAACAGTTTAGAGGAAGCTCATTTAGAATTGGAAAAACTTTTAAAACCTAAAGACAAAAAAAATGACTAAGCATATTGGAAGACAGGCCGCCTTCGGGATTGGAAAAGAGGCTTCAAGAGGTACGGCTGACGCCGTAGACTTTTGGGTCCCTTGGTCTGAGCTTGAGATTGATACTAAGGTTGAGCATGTAAATAATGAAGCTGCTCTCGGTCGGATTGAAGATACTGACGATGCCGCCATCGTTTCTCGTTATGGAGAAATAACCCTTAAGGCAAAACTTAAGGATAAGTCTCCCGGTCTTCTTTTGCTTTCACTTATGGGAACTGACACAGTTTCGGAAGTTGAAGCGGGTGAAGTGTACGATCATACTTTCAGCGTTGCTCAATCAGTTCAACATCAATCTTTGACCGCTGTACTTAAAGATCCAAATCGAGATATTGCTTTCCCAAATGCAGTTGTAGACACATTCAAGTTAGATTGCGAACTTGGTGAGTATGTTATGTACGAAGCTACAATGATGTCAAGGGAGGCAGAGGATGATACGAACAACGTAGCCATCGTTCAAGAGAGAGACTTTGTACCTCAAAATGTAACTTTCAAAAAAGCTGCCAACCAAGCTGGTTTGGATGCCGCTTCTACATTCAAAATTAGAAACTTCTCAATCGAGGTCAAGGCAAACACAATGCTCGAAAACGTACTAGGAAACGTGACACCTGACGATATTCTTAATCAATCCTTCTCAGTTGAAGGTGAGATCACATTGAGCCATAACGATGAAACTTTCATTGATTTGCAAAATGCAAATACAGAACAAGCCATCCGATTAGACATCGAACATACTGATACAATTGGAGACACAAGCAAGCCACGACTTAGATTTGACATTTATAAATGTACATTGTTTGATGACAAAGTAGAACGTCCTTTGAATGAAATTGTTGAAGAAACCTTTTCTTTCAAAGCCCATCTTCATGCAGCTGATCTAGCCATGCTAAAGATCATACTTAGAAATGAACACCCTGCTTATTAAAATTTTTAACTAACCAAATTATGAGCGACGATCTAACAGTCAATTTTATTGAGGATCTTAAAAAAGATTCAAAATTGAGAGAGGATGAAAAAAGCTATTACTATAAATTAATTGATGGCAATGAAGTAATCATTAGAAAGCGGATTACTTTTGGAGAGATGCAAAATATTGAGAATGAAATAACAAAAAATAGAAGTGTAGACCGTGATGGAAAATTGACAGCTTCATTGGAAGGATATGAGAACTTTATTAGAAGGAAGATTTTAACGTATGCTGGTAAAATACTTAAATCTGACGGTCAAGAGATGCCTATGACAAAAGAGTTATTGGATAACATGGATGCCGAAGAGATCATTGAAGTGAACGGTGTTTTAGACGTTCATTACAATAATCTAAAAAAAAAGCAGAACACGATTTCAGAAAAATAAATTCAACCGTAAATCTTGAAACTGCAAACTATCCTGAGGCAATGATGCCTCAGCTTTGCGTTACCTTACATTGTTTACCTAGCCAAATCAGAAATGAAAGTTATAATGACATCATGAACGTTATCTCTGTTTTAAACGCTCAGAAGAAGAAATCCGATAGAGAAATGAGAAAGGCAAAAAAATAAATAAAATAATTTATGGCTGACCAAAAATTAAGCATAATTCTAGAGGCTAAAGACCAAGCCTCAAGCATTATCCAAAAGGCAGGGGGAGCTATTAAGGATAACCTTGGCAAGATTTCTGCCGTGGCAGCCGTGGCAGCTACTGGTATTGCCGCTTTCGGGAAGAGTTCAGTTGATGCTTACGTTGAGGCAGAGACGGCACAACGCCAGCTTGAAACTTCTGTAATTGCAG